CTGGAACGCCGGAGGTTCACGAGCAAGCTCAAGCTACATCCCCCAATCCACTACTCACGAGAGCCGTGGACGATTACATTAACGCCCAAGTTGGCACGATTGGGCGCCGGACGCAAGAAACGACAGTTCAACCACGCGTGTGCACTTTTTGTTATATAAGTTTCTCTAGCCTGAACCTGCCCAAGGCGGACAGTACTCGACTAGTGTGGACACGTGGTGTGAAACCTCTACGAAGGGTCAGATTATCTCAGCACAATCACAAGCTAACCCATGACAGCCACCGCGCCGGCTGCAGCCGCGCCGTACTCCGCGACCGTCTCAGCGATGTCTTCGACCCCATGAGCTTTCTTCTCCATGCGGGCCATGAACGTATTCCAAGTCGCATCGCTGGCGACAGGATAGCGCTGATGGGTGCCTTGGGCAGGGTTCGTCGGATCGAATCGCACGCGCCACTCGCACGTGACCAAAATGTCCAAGCCTCCGGCGACAATCATGGCGTCGTCAAGAAGCACCATGATCGGTGCAAAACCGGAAGGCTCAAGGCTGAGTGAATCGTTATACTCCAGCGTAATGGAATCGGTGTAATTCGAAAGGGAAGTGAACTCAGCCAACTCGGCCATGTCGAACGGCATCGCGTCGACCTTGACGCCCCGAAGTGCCAGTTTGCCACCAGAACACAATCTCGGATAATTAAAAGCCGCACAATCCTCGCCAAAAGCCTCCCACGTACGCGTGTCGCCGCGGAGATCTGGCATGAACCGCAATCGGCAAATCCTCGCCACTCCGTCCGCGCTCTGAAGATTCTTCGGATTCATCACTTGAATGGTGAAAGCGGCGGGTGTGAGGGAACAATTGTCCCACCCCTTGTCGTTGCGCAAATTGGCAAACGGGATGAACTCGGCATTGCCCGACCCAGTCGCATCGTTGATGGGGAGTCCCGCAGTGACGTCCCGCAAACAGCAAATAGGGGTCCAGCGCTTGCCGAATCGTTGAGAAGTGTTGAAGTCTGTGAATGGTCCGAACAGATTGACCTTCGCGCTCGTCTTGATCAATTGCGTAGTGCGCACAACCGTGTACGGACCAATCGCTCGTGGCAATGGGAGATGAGAAGGATGATTGGCGTCCAGCGCCAGAGGTGACACGCCACTGCTGCCAAACGGCTTGGTGGTGATGGCGGCGGTTCCCTGACGCAAAGGCCGCGTGTAAGCTTGATTGCTGACACGAACGCGACGTCCACGCGTCGGTTTCTTCTTGTTCTCCTTCCGTGCAGCCGCGGCGAGTGCATCGCGCGCTGCTGCCAACTCCCGGCGCACCTTGCGCATCGCCTTCGGAGGCGCCATTGAAACAACAAGTGAAAAGCTGAATGACTCGACTTCGAAAAAGAAACGGCAATGCCGTTAATTGCGGTCCTAAAGATGCAATGCAATTATTCCCACCTTGGCTAGCTTTAGCAATCCAGCAAGCGGCCGTCTAAACGCCGATGGCGTCCGTTGACTCAGCATCTACCCACTGGATAACTTCAACCGGCCCCGCGCGGATCAAACATCACGCGCGGTCACCTACTAAACCGACTGTGGTTTCGGTTCACGCGAGCACACACGTACCTACAGACTCACACATTGCATCCGGTCACGTGCACGAATATAATCCTGGTACTACCCGCAGGGTTCCACAGAATAATTTTCGCCCGTCCATCAAACAACATGTGTCACGTTCCCAAGAACCAAAAATTGGCGAAAACGCGAGAAACCATCCAGTGCCACTCCAGCGGGCTCAATCGCTGGGGGGGGATTGGTCCAATCACTCCCACAAGTACGTGCCGGCAGCTTGTCCCCTAGCTGCCCGTAACCATAGAAATCGTCTTATCCCGGGAGCCACCCGAGTTTCGTTGGCAAACTCTCCTCTGATGTCCGGTTTTGGCCTTGGGCAGGCCAGCCTTCTGGACACAAGATTTCTCCGCCCTGCTTGCGACGCAGTGCGGTTGCTTTCGCTGCACCCCCTGCCCATCTGAGCAGCTAGATGTCTGGTCCGGCGCCATCAACCCAGGAGGAGGCTCCAGGTGGCGCGCCGGGACATGCCCAGGACACAGCACTTCAACCCTTTCGGGTACCGCCGGTTCGGTGAAGCTTGGGGCTAACCGGGCTCGAATCTTCAAGGCTGCGACAACGCTCGGCTTAAGTTCCATCCTGTCAATCAAGACATCAGGTGCCGTAAAGTCGTCGTCGCAAATCTCCAACTCGCGCAAAGCCTCGTCGCTTGCTTGCCACTCCCATCCCATCTTCTTGGTCGTGGCAGCATCAGGCATAGACTGGCCGTCGTGCACAAACCGGACCATCGAGTATCCAGAAGTGCGGGAAGAAGCAAGAACATCTCGGACTTCCAGATAGAAATCGCGCAATGTTTCCTGCCGGCCGACGGCATTCTCAGCGACTTGCTCTCCGCGAGCGCCCAACCGTTCCACCACGATAGGGGCTGAGCCCTCATGGCCACGCATATGGTAGCGCGCCAACGCAAGTGCGTAGTAGCGCAAAACCAAAGTTTGCTTCATCGCATAAGCGCGAAACAGCAATGCAGTGGCAATCTCGCGGTGTTCTTCCGGCGTGAATCCAGGCTCGGAGTCAAGGTCCTTGCGTTGAAAGCTCTGAAAAACGGTGCGGCCTGCGTTGCGAGTAAGCTTCGCCAAGTGCACGTACCCATCTTTAACAGCCAACGTGTATCGGCTGAGGACTTCAAGTGAATCCCTGTTGTAGACGGGTTCGATGTGCTTGGCATAGCCCGCGTAGGCGTGCACAACGTCCTTGGCGTCGATGTATTCACCGCATTCCTCGAAAGCAGTGTCATCACCGTCACCAATGTCAAAAAGCTCTTGCGTCAGACCTGCCAGCGTACGCCAGTACAGCTCGGCGACCTCCTCACCCTTCAACCGCAGAAGCTCGGAAGTGCGGAGAAGCACGACCAAGAAACGGTTGCCAAGTGACGTCATTCGCTCGCCCGAAAAGAGCAGGGCGTCGATTGCAGACACCAAGACGTCAACGAACTTCAGCCGCCACTTGATTTTCTCTTTGGAACAACGAACATCGCGTTCCGTCATGAGTTTATCGAAGTCGGCGGCGTACCTGCCTCCCAGCATGGACTCGATGCAAGTCCGGATCAAGCGTAGAACAGCGCGCTTCTCGTGCAACTTCCAAGTCGAATCCATGGCACTGAAATCGCACGAGTAAACGCCGCGCTTGCGGCGCCGCGCCTCGCCTAACCGCAACGTGAACAATTCGTCCAATGCGTCAACTGTCATGCCCTTAGTCACGGCCCCGGGGAAGTACTCCTTCCATGCTTTCTCAACCGGGGAAATGAACTGTGCTCCTTCAGCGGCACGAGCGGGACCTTCCGTCCCAATAAGTCGTGCCGGCTTGTCCTCTGGTAAACCAACTTCACGAGGCTTGGTAAAACCTTTGAGCATGTCCGCTCGTTCTTCGCCAACACCAGCTGTTACCACCTCAACCAAGGTGTCACTCCAGCTGTGCGGCAATGAAACATCATGCGGATGTGCCACGGAGAAGCGCTCGCGCAGCTTGCCGTGAACAAAGGTTTCTGCGCGTTCCAACCACTGCAAATTCTCCGGTCGATACTCCAGTTGTTTCTTAAGATTGAGATGTCGCTGAACTCCTGACAATTCTGCTTCCAACGTCTGAGCGTCGATGGATGCTGTGGCCTCGAATATAAAAGGCCCGATCACCCGGTCCACGCTCTGTGGTGTTTCAGGAAGCCGCTTATCGCGAGCCTGCTCATCCTGTTCAATCTGTTGGGCAGTGTGGCCGATGACCTCAACCGAGTCACGCAATTGCGCTTCCTCAGGAGGCTTGACCACTGGTGTGCGAGTCGCGACCACTTGGCCGCATGCCGCATACACCTCAACTGGCTCTTCGACTGGGGCCGATGAAATCACCTCACGTGAGACGATGTGGGCCCGGTTGGAGGCGACTACGCTGCCGAACCAAGCGGCCAGCGTGATCAAGGCAATGTGGTTGGTGCAGAACTTCGGGTTGTCGAGCAAAAACCGCTCGGCCTCAATGCGCGTAGCAGATACGACCGAGACAGCAGCGTCGACGTCCGTCGTCCGTTCCTGTGAAGCGCGAAGCGTTGTGACGAACGCGCGCTGGACAATTGGAGTGGGCAAAACCACAGTGGCAATACGCGCGTGCATAACAGTGCCACCGCATGTGAGTGAGGCATGCAAGTCCGTGAAAGCAGCTTCAAACATGTGGTAAAAACCATGCTCTTCGCAAGTCGCGATGCTGTTTTCCTTGGGGCTCAGCGATAGTTCCAAAGTGGTCACATTCGCCGAGCCGATGCGACAGCCGACAATGCCTGAGTTGACGGCCATCTGGAGCAAACCCTGTTGATCCCGCGTACTCTTGGTAGTCCCAGTCAATCTCAACCTCGCCGTCTGGTGGGGAGAAAGCTTCACACTAACACAAGAGCAGTAGGGTGTTCCGTACAATGTGCGTGCCTCTGTGCGGAACACAGGTGTGGTGGGTGGAAGACCTTCGGCATGTGACGCAGCAATAGCCATGTGCTCAAAGAGCGCTGCTTTACCTCCAGTCCCCCGGGATAGACGATTCCATACGGAAACCGCAGTCCTGGCTCACTTGAGC